AAACTCCCGATGGGTTTTGGAGAACTCAACCCATTTCTCTGTAGGGCCTCACAGAATGGCCCTAAAATTGGATAAGAAAGGTCCAAAGTTCCGTATGATGACGCAAGTGCATTTGCACACATGCGAACGGCATCTTCGGGCGAACGTTTCATGTTCTTTCCCCTTCTAGTGAACTTCGTAATTTCTACGGGATCTTTCAAAACTTTCCCCAGCTTCAATACCGCTGAGGGAAGCGGAACCCATTCAACTCCGCAATCTCCGACGATCCACCAGCCCTTAAGAAAGGTGATCCCATCGAGCGTTGCAGCCGATGCAAACTTGACTTTAAAACCAAGCTCCTGCCCGGCCCCAACTGGATCAAGAACTTTGCGTTCGTTGAATGTTTTAACTGTCCAAAAGAAAAACCCAAGCGTGCTCAAAGAATTGAAGGTCGTGGTAGTCGTGATACCAGTTGGCATTTGGACTCCAGCCTCACCTTTGGCCGACAACCTCTTCTTGCGGATTGTATACGGCGCAGCACAGCAATGGTAGGCCATCATGATAAATTCTTCAGGAAACCCCATCCATTCAAGAATGGGTCTCATGTAGTATTTCATCGGTCCGTCGTCTTGCGTGTGATCGAATTGAGATTGGTCGGCCTCTCCGAAGAGATCTCCTTCCACCCCCATCGTCCCCCAAGAAACGACAGAGTCGTCCCCGGACATTGCAAACACGGTGTGACCCGCTTCCATAGCTCTTCCTATCTCGGACAGTTGCTCCTGATTGTAGCCTGACGCGAAGAATATTCTAACAGGATGTCCAAAGACGTCGATCGTCTTGCCGTCGAACAATCGATGTAATTCCTGCGCGAATTCTCTAGCGTAGCCACCCATCATCCCGTGGACAAGCGGAGGGAGGTTCTGAATAGCTCGTGGTTTCATCGAGACGGCATCGCCTACCTCTTTCAAAGTCGTTAATGTCTCATTCCACTTCAGATTGATAGTTTTTCCTCCGAAAGAAATCAATCCTAGCTCAGCGTCCTCCAACGCCTTTCCAATACGAATTCCCTTCTTGCCCATCAACGTGACGTTTTCTTCACGTGTGATCATCGAGGTCCTGAACTGCGAAATTGTAACGCAGAAGACCTGGGCAAGATACCCCCAATTTGCATAACGC